ACCAGTTAAACTGTATCTTTGTGTGCCATAGGCAGGTATTTGCAATGAAGCTGTTTTTATGTCTCGCACCATTGGAGGAGGCGGGTCCTGATTAAGTAAATTAATACCACCACCATTGTACCCTTTAACTGCATTCATCAATTGTGGCGATGAAGCAAGAATACCCATAGGTTGCTTAGACATACCCGCTTGACGAAACATTTTTCTTCTTAAAGGATCATTCATTTTATCCTCCACTCGGTGTACCAAACATATTTTGAAAACCACCCGCTTGTCCTACTGCACCTAACCCTGCAATACCAAGACCTAATAATTGTGATGTTCTGCTTGGACCAGGGCTCGTGGTTGTTGAATAAGTTTGCTGTAATGCTGGGACACCTCTAAAGATATCAGACATAAATCCAACTTGTTGATAAGGTAAAGCTTGTCTAGCAAGTTCATTAGCTCTTGCTATATCAAGTCCTTTTTGTGTTTGACCTTGTTGTAGACCACCAATACCTAATAATGTGTTAATATCTTGAACACCCATCTGTTGTCCTAGTTGACCAAGACCCGCTGTAGCAGTTCCTAAAGCACCCATTGTTTGACCTAATTGTCCAGTTAACTGAGCTTGTCTTAATTGTTGTTGTGCTGCTTGTTGAGCCGCTGACTGAGCTTGTTGAAAACCTTGCGATCTTAATTGTGCTCCAGTTCTGGCTTGTTGATCCATAACATCACCAGCTATTTGTCCTTGTAGAACGGCTTGTCTAGACCCACCAAAAGCACCAGCCCCTACTGCACTGGCTTGTGCTTGATTCTGTTGTTGCATACCTTTTTCTGCAATGTCTTGTTGTGTTCTTGCAATAACGTCTTCTGTATAAGGATCCATAAATTGTTGATAAGATGTTGGATCGTACACTGCACCTGCGGCACCTTCTTGAGCAGTTCCTAATGTGCCTATGCCTTGACCCATGGCTTCTGCACCTTTTTGCAGATAAGGTTGAAAACCTCCTATGCCACTCATTGCAGATGCTATTGCTTGCTGTTGTGCTGGAGATAAATCAGCTAATTGCTGTTCAGCAAAAGGCATTTGTGTGCCGTCACCCGTTAAGCCTTTAACTGTTGCAAATATATCCGCTAAAAATTCTTCTTGGAAAGGTGCTAACCTTACAGTTTGTTCTTGTTTGACCTCTTCTGCCATTATGCAATCCTCTCTAATTGTGACATCATATCATACATTCTTGCGGCACCCAAGTCCCTATCGCCACCACCTGCACCACGGACAGCCTTTGCTGTTACTACAAATTCTCCATCTGATAATCTTGCAGGAACTGAATCACTTGTCCCTGTTCCAGGGCCTGTTACTTCACCACCATTATTCATAAATAAACTTCCTATTGCTCCAATCCCACCTAATCTTGCTGCTCCCGCACCAAATGGTCCACTGCCACCTGAAACACCTTGATTAAAAGCATCAGATAAAAGACCAAGATTGTCTGTGGTTGTTGAAGTATTACTATTTATTGGGGAACCCCCGAATCCCATTAAAGGAGCTTCTCTAATAACGTCTCCCATAGGGCGGAATTCTTGGTTTTGAATCGTATTGTCTTGTCCAGTTCTGTTTTTCATTTGCTCAAATATATTAGCAATATTTGTGTTAAATGAAGGTAAAGTACCACCAATTTGATTCAACCCACCACCAGTTTGATTAGTGTCACCCAACTCTACTCCGAATCTTTCTTCTGCCATGGACTCAACTTCATCTAAAAAAGCGGGTATTTCTCGTAGTCTTTCTTGAACAGGGTCTTGTATATTTTTTCCAATTTGTTGACCAAATTGTTGTAAACCATTCTGTTGTTGCATTCCAGGACTTGGGAAGTAACCACCTCGATAAGCACGAACTGGATCTATACTTACCTCATCTTCGTCTTTATCGTCTTTATCCTTAAATCCTTGTTTCTCTCTTACTCTTCTAAAGTATTCTGCTCTTTCTTCGTCATCATTTAAATTAAAAGAAATACCATCAACCATTCCCATACCTGCTCTCATTTGACCTTCTGAAAAAGGTGTTTTTTGAAAACCCTTTATTTGTTCTTCTTCACCGAGACCACCAGCTAACGCACCTATACCACCAGCTAATGCTACTTTACCCATTGTGCTTTCTGGAATTAACTTACTTAAAAAGCTTTCACCCCCTGCTTTTTTTATGCCTTCAGAAGAAACTGATGTATCTGCACCTTGGAACATGGTTCGTAGAGGAGAGCCAGATGTATCAAAATTCTTCATACCTGCCCCTGGGGTTCCAGGGCCTGTTGCCAAATATGCAGTACCACCAGCCAATGCAGCATTTCTTAATGCTTCTTCTGCACTTCTACCACCAGCCAATGATCCAATACCAGAACCTATTGACGCACCCAATGGCCCACCAAAATACATACCTATAGCACTACCAATTAAAGGTGCAGCTTTTTTCAATGATTTGGTGATGTTTTTAAATATACCCATAGCTTATAATACCAATTAATTGTTGATTCTTCAATCCTATATCTGTGTTATCGCACTTGTTGTAATTCTTGTTTTAATAAACTCTTGTATACTAGCTACAACATGAATTCTATTAGCCGTTCCTGCTTGTAAATAAATTGATTCTCCAGCTTGAAGTACTAAATCTCTTGTCAATAGTTCTTCTGTTCCATGACCAGCAACAGTTTTATCAAACATTTCAAAGTCATTATTATCTATATCTCTTAAAAACATTCTTACAGTATCGCTATTATTACTATGCTCGTGAACTATAATTGAGCTTATAATAGAAGAATTTGATTCTGCTCCACTAGGTGCAGTATAAAATAATGTCTCACTTGTTGTCGTTAGGATAAGTTTTGCATTTGTTAAACCTTGAATATATTGAGGAATACTAGTAATTAACATTATCGTCTTCCATCCTCTCTTATACTTGCTCTTGGCGTACCAAGTTTATATTTTGTACCCAATGATGTTGAATCAATTCGTAAAGCAAAAGATCTACCTCGTAAACGATAGTTTAACTTTTCTGTGTAGCGTTCTACAGGGCTAGTTGCTGTTCTTTGTGTGTTACCTGTTTGTGTTTGTAAGAAAGCACCACCAGATTCATTCTTCGCTTTGACAGTAAAATCTACATCAGGACTTGCACTTGTTGAACCAGTAAATGTTATGTCTGGTATTATTTGATTTAAAAATACGAACTTGTCGCCTTCACCAATATCTATAGGTGCAGATTCAATGAAAGATGTCATAGCAGATCCATCATCATCGTATCCCACTTCATGATTGTACAAGTATTGACCACCTGTTGCTATAGGTAATGTTCTAATACCTCTATCAATCCATGCTTGACGAACCATTGTACCATAATACCAAATCTTTTCAGAGTAATTATAAGTAACGTATCTGTCTATTTCAGTGCTACTGCTAGATGGATAAAACCATATTAATTCACTAAACTCTGAATTTACACCTACATGAACCTTGTTTCGTTCTTCAAAGTTGAAGTCTAAAAACACTTTATCTTTTACAGTGCAAGGTAACTGAACTGTTTGTCCACCTAAATAGCCATAAAAAGTATCCACGCCCATCCAAAACACAACATCCTCAACAGCTATAGCTGAATAAGGACTCATGATTGTTATATTCTTAGATAATTCTTGTAAACCAAAAGTAAACGGAGGACCTATAAACTTCATGGCATGAAGAGTCTTATCTGTAAAAACAAGTATTTGTTGTTTAGCTTCAACAGCTTGAACAAATGTTGAACCACCTCCGAGTCTTAAATCACCTGCTGTATTTGTGGCTGTTGGAAACCATTCTAATGGATTTTCTTGTGATGAGAACCTAACCAGAAGTGGGTCTTGTACCCCATCACCTGTGCTCGAAGATGGATCACTCGTATTCAATGCATCACAACCAAAAGCTATAACGTGTCTGTCTTGATCAGAAACAAGTACTTGTTTTACTTTTGTTGGAATGCTTGTTTTTGTACCAGCAAGTGTGCTTAGTTCTACTGCTCTTGTAGATAAACCACCAGAAGCTGATTTATCCCAATAGTAAAGAGCACCATCTCTTGGGTTAATTATTAAATCTTCTCCAAAGTTATCATGAGACCATAGTCTAATTTGTGCTCCTGGAGTTGTAACATTAGCTGCATTACCCCATCCAATAAAGTCATTGTCAGAATCTTCATTACCTACTGCCAATCTTACAAGGCTTCCATCTGCATGAGCCGTGGCTTCTGTACCACTTGATCCTCTTGTCACAGTTAAATCATTAGAAGAAACATTTGTAACTGTTAATAGCTCGTCATCTATTAATATTAAATCAGTGGCAACAATACCAGTGGCATCTGCAACAGTGAGTGTTGTATCAGAATCAGAAAACTCGGCACCTTCGTCTATTGTTGTAGCCAACGCTCCAGATGTTGTTCCACTCCATTGACCAGCACCCCAACCAGTTCCACCAACAGTTACATCAAGACCTGTGTTTATTTGATATGTTCCAACAACACTTGTACCACCATCATTTGTGTCCAATGAATTAGCTGCTACACTTGATGTGATTGTGTATGAATTAGAACTTACAATACTTGTTATTTGATATTCTTGATTCAAAACATCTGCTGTTATAGCTCCACCTAAACTAACAGCCCCAGAAAAAGTAACAAAATCATTTTCATTCGCACCGTGGGCCGAGTCTGTCACCGTTATGATTGTCGAACCATCTGTTGCACTAAATCTAACATCTCCAGCAGAAGTTGCAGATCTCGTAGGAGTGATATCATAAAAAATCTCACCTTCTTCTATATAATATTTTAAATGTGTGCCGATACCCATATAATCAGAACCATCTAACGCTACCCAATTATGTAATCTTCTAGCTGATCCTTGAAAAGTATTGTCAGTATATTTAGACCAGCCACCCATTTTTTCTGGAAAACCAAATCTAAATCTTACTTTATCACCATCAACATAACCACCTTCATTACTTTCAGAAGTAATATCGGAAATAATCCCAGGCTTGAATTTTAACTTAGTCGTAGCCATTAAGCTATTCTCCCTGCCACTGTACCATTGTTCGTTAATGTTACATTACTTTGACCTAAAATATAATAGCCTGCTAGACCACCAGCAGAACCAGTAGCTCCACTTGTTGGAGCAGAGGCAGGATAAGTAATTGAAGTCCCTGTTCCAGTAGCACCAGTGCCGCCAGTAGCACCTGCTTCACCTAGTCCTCCTCCAGTGCCACCAGTGCCACCAGTACCTGCATTACTTCCACCACCAGCACCTGATGAACCGCCTGCGGCGGCTTGTTCAAAACCCGCTCCAACGCCACCAGATCCTCCAGTACCACCAGTAGTTGCTTCATCAACTGTAAGACTAAGAGCAAAGGATGCATTATTATAATAAAAATCGTTGCCCGCACCACTGCCTGTCATGTACTGAGTCAAGTAATATTTTGTATCCGCTGCTAATTCAGCTGTGGCATTCCAGTTGTTACTACCTGATCCATATAAAGCACCACCTTGTCCTTGACTAGCAGTGGTTGCACTTGTACTTATGTCTACTGTTGGATTACCAAAAGTACCACCAAAAGGAATAGAAATACTACCACTAAGACTATAAGTGGCGGCTTTGTCTAATTTGAAAGAACACCACATTGGGCCTTTGTTTGCACAAACACCTCTAAGCTGAGTAGAGCTAGTGAAAAGTCCCCAAGTTGTGTTTACTGCTCCTGGTTGTGGATTAGACCCATTTATACCACCCCACATTCTATCTCCCCAGTTCAATGAATTAGGATACCCCCCCGATGGACTATATGTAACAAATGGTGGCTTATCATTTGCGGGAAGATTATTTCCACCATAAGGTGAACCTGCTTCATCTACCAATTCAGACAATGTGGCGTTCACAGAAGCAACACCTTTTCCACCAGTTCCACCAGTTCCACCTCCACCTCCACCACCTTTGATATTAGCTCCACTATTATTAATAACAGTTGTTGTCACATCAACTTTTAAGGCAGTTCCACCGTCTGATGATGCGGCACCTCCTTGACCATATATGTTACCAGAGTTGGTTACTGTAATAGAGCCTGCGGCACCCGTTGCTAAATCCAAGGCAGGAGTGCTTGATGAAGTACTGAATACAGTTGTGTCTGCATCTATATCTATAAACTTAGGATAATCTACAGAATAATCATCACCAAAAATTTCTGCACCCGTTTGATTTGATGCGTTAGAACTGTATGTTTTTTTAAAACCTCTTTCTGCTCCTAAAAAATCTTCTATGGATATTGGACTGTTATTTGCACTTGTTGGAACAGAAGCGGATAAATTTGTTGATGTGTTATTTTCTGCATTAGCTCTAACAAATGACCCTCCTCTATAGTAGTCATTAAAGACAATAGGGTCAGTAGAGCCGTTATTATATTCGTCTCTTATTTGAGATAAAGATATTGCTCCACTTGACGGTAGTGCCATTATAAACTTGTTCCAAAAGCTGTTATATTATCCGCTGAAGTTACTGCACCACTTGATGCTAATTTAAAGACTGTTGTTCCATTATACTTAAAAAGTAAATCATCATCACCTGTGTCTAGTTCTATAGACCATTTACTGGATCCAAATAAAATAGCATTACCATTTGTGTCAAGATCTGCACCAAGTTGAGGAGAAGCATCATTTACAAGGTCTGTTGGAACTAAAACTACATTTGCATCGCCACCAGTACCATCAGCATAAACAATGTTTGATGCACCAGCAGGAACAGCAACCGTGGTTCCTGAACCGCCGCCTTGTTTAATAGTGGCTATTTGAGCAGTACCATTTTTAAAAATATACCATTTTGCTTGATCATTTGGATCTATAAGCACATCAAAACCACTAGCTGGAGAACCACTTAATACAACAATTTTATGGTGACCCTGGGACAGTGTACCGTCACTCGTTGATAATGTTGCGTTGCCTGAAATACTTAAAGTCAGTATTCCGTTAACTGTTCTGTCAATAATATCTAAATTAGTATTTGTGGTTGTTCCCCATCTTCCAGCTTGTTCCCCAGATCCAATTTTTTCTAAACCACTACTACTTGTATATGTGCTTGCCATTATTGCCTCATATGTCTGTTTCTGTTTCTGTCCATGTTTCCGATCCAGTCGGTGTTATTTCTGTCCATGTGTCTGTGCCACTAGGTGTAATGGCGATAAATGTTTCAGGTGTTGCACCTGCGTTTATTTCTTCAAACAATAACTGACCAATAGATTCTTGTGTAAAGCTAAAATCTTTAGAGGCAACGCCTGATCCTATCATAATACCATTTGATGTTTTTGTAAATGCAGACTGCATGTCTGATGAATCGTTCTGGATTCTTGTTCCAACTGATGTTTCTGTGAAATTAAAGTCAAGGTCAGCATTAGCTCCAGCACTTATGTAAATAGCATTTGATGTTTGAGTAAAGTTGCCATCTAAACTTGCAACACCAGACATTATTCCTACGCCTACACTAGCTGTTGATGCAATACCACTCATTTCGGATACACCTGCTAATAGAATGGCTTGATCAGAAAAAGCCCTTTCAGCAAATGTAGATGCACCTAACATTAATCAGCATCCTCTATTGTATTGCCTTCAGCTACCCATTCAAGGATTGCTTGGTAGTGTCTGTTAGCAGGGTCTAGTGGTACAAACATTTCTGTACCATCTATTGTTGCAAGTATACCAGTATTTACACTTGTTAAAGTATCGTGTACATATTGTGCATTTATAATATTCATTTATAACTCCGATTCTGCTGTAATGTTTGTTCCTGCTGGGTCATTTATTGCATAAGAAAGTGCTCCTGCACTTACATTGCTCATACCCCAACGAAAACCATGTACAGTTGAAGTGTAAATTTCAGGTTGAACACCATTTCCACCAACATCCCACGTTCCATTTTTAGTTACAGTAGGAGAAGCTCTTTTTTCTGTTTTAAAATTAGAGTTTACATAAATAGTTTGTTGTGAAGTAGTGTAGTCTCCTACAAGAACATCGCCACCTCCTGCTTTACCAATTAATTCATAATACCTCTGACACAAAGCTAGTTCTTCCCCAAATGACCTATGCTCAAATGGTGTGGCTTGTTCGCCTACTTCCATTTGTATGCCTGTGATATATAACTCATTATCTGTACTAGAGAAAAAACTACTACCTCCCACTGCTCTGTTTGCAGCAGTTTGTGCAGTCCAAGTAGTAGACAAAGTACCACTATTGAAGTTTGAGCCTGAATGAATCCATATTAGAATATAAAGACTAAGAGCATTATCATCATCAAATGCACCAGTTGTATCACCATCATATGTTAAAACAACTCTGTTCCAACTTGATGTAACTGCAAAAGTTTTAGATATTTGCCTTGCGTTGTCTGCATCATATAGTTCACAGATATAAGTAGCATTACCATTGCCTTTTACATAAAATGATACAGTCATTTTTTCAGCATCAGATGTGCCTTTTTTAAATTGTTGCAAGTCTTGACCCTCAATGCGATATTGTATAAATCCAGTTTCTGCTGCTGCTATTGAAGTATCTGCTGTAGTGCAATCAAGTTTTAAAGAGTTTGCAAATCCATTTGGTGCATCCGTGCTTTGTGACATTGTAAGCCTTCCTGCTGTACCTGAAAAATCTAACATCATTCTATCAATTGTAAAATAGCCACCACTTGCACCTATGTCAGTAGAACTAGTACCCCTCTGTGCCACTTGCATTGCACCATTGATAATAATATTCCTTCGCCCACCAAGCTGACTATTGGTTAGGACTTCACCCATCTTTGCTAATTCTGCTGCTTTGGTCATGCCGGGTCTCCATTACAATTTAAAGATGCTGCGGCACAATCTTGAGCAGAGTTACTTACATTTCTGCCATATATTTCCTGAGAAGATGTTGTGCTTCCTGCATCCATTAAAAATCTTAGTCCTGATGAGGCAGTACCTTCTCCGTCTCCAAAAGTAGAACTGTAATCAGCATTGTTAAAATTAGAAGTAAAGTTAATGCCATAATCTCCTGTACCATCATCATCACTAGAGCTTACATTAAAACTATCTCCAATAGTTGCATCTGCTGCTGTGCCATCAAATGATACCCAAGTTCTTGTTATACCATTATGCAATACACTCGTAGCAATACTATTACCACTACTTGCATCTGTTAATGTGTTTACTCTTAATATACTAGCCATTATGCGAGGTCTCCAAAAACTTGTGCAAATGAGTAAGTCACATCTCGGTTGGTGTCATCATTTGCTTCTCTAGTAATAGTTCTAAACAAAGTTGATGTAGGTGGTTCAGTTTCGGTTGATAAACCAAATCTAACATTATCACTATTAGCAATAAAAGTACCAGATGCACCACCTACTGAATATTCAGCACTACCCATATTATTAGCTATTGTGACAGTTGTAAGACCTGTACCTTGGTCAGTAATACCTGTTATGTTGAAGCTATCACGAACAGCTATTGTTCCTGTTCCATTCATACTAAGCCAAGCCTTACTTAACCCTTGTTGCAGATTAGTTGTTGTACTATTGCCTTCACCTGTAACATCAATAGAACCTGCTGTGGTTACACCTGTAAATTTATCTACTTTAAGTTCACTTGCCATTATGCTAGGTCTCCTATAACTTGTCCTGCATGATAAGGTGAATCTTGAGCAGAAAAACTAGCATTACCAAGATGAAACTGATAAGTTGATGTTGACATCTCACCATCTT